TATCTACTCGGATCTTAAAACCTTCCCAGCAAGAATCTTTCGAGGAAAAATTCACGGACTCATTGGAGGATATCCCTGTCAACCGTTCAGTAGTGCGGGGAAGCGAAAAGGCGAAGAAGACCCAAGACACTTATGGCCCTATATCCGAGAACATGTCCGGGCAATTAGACCTGTTTGGTGCTTCTTTGAAAATGTCCGAGGTCACACCACGATGGGGCTATGGCGAGTCCTGTCCGATTTGGAAGAAGATGGTTACCGAACGGAGTGGGGCTTGTGGAGTGCGGAGGAAACAGGCGCGCCTCACCAACGCATCCGAATGTTCATCTTGGCAAAACTACCCGACACCAGCGGCAAGGGATTACACGGGGACAAACTCAGAGGATCATGTGATGAACAAGTCGAAGGGCTACAAGGGTCACATGAATCAACTTCCGAACTTCATCAAGTACGGGATGGACAATTGGCCCACACCGCGAGCCGGGAACCCCGGCAGTCGCAAGCCCGGAACGGGGGGCAAGATATTGGCGGAGGAAGCGAAGAAGAATTGGGCGACTCCGCAAAGCACGGACGGGGATCGCATCAATCAAGTACGCAAACGGAGCGAGTTGAGCGAGAAGGCGAAGAAGGGCGGTTGTCGGAACCTAAGGGAGGATGTGTTCAACGCTGGCCCGCCCGCCCCGGAGAAGAGCAGTACGAGTGGGAAGAACCACGGGTCACCGAAGCTCAATCCGAGTTGGGTGGAGCAGTTGATGGGTCTGCCTGTGGGGTGGACGCAATTGCCAACCGAGTGGACCGACTCCGCCTCCTCGGAAACGGCGTTGTCCCCCAAACCGCAGAACTAGCGTGGCGTACACTTTGGAAACAGATACATGAATAATTTTAAGGGCTACCTTTCGGTGGGCGGTATTACCGCGCCAGGACAACAGAAACCGTATGGGACACCTCCGCGTCACTCGGCGGGAGGGGTAGCTCTGTTTTTATGATGCAAAACGATGATACATTCGAGGTATCTGATTGGGATCACTTCTTTGCTAATTGGCCAACCGTTAGGGAGGTTAATGATGGATGGCATCAGTTTTGGGGTAACACCCAACTTCTTAGGACTTATCGGGATTCTAGTGGTAAGAACCTCAAGGATAAGCATGGGAATATTTTACTTACTCGTTCCACAACTTCTAGACAGATGCCAATAGGTAACACGGTTTCCGACTTTATGAATTATGCAAGACCCAAGAGATCAGATTAGGCACGAAGCTAAGGTGCTTTTAAATCGATGGGACGCGGAGTGCGATCTTGATGAAATCACTATTTCAAAATCAGTCATGGAGGGAATTAATGAATGGTTAGAGGAAGAAGTTTTTGAATTTGGATGGGAGTTTGAACTAGAGGAGGAGGAAGAAGAATGAATATATACAAGCCCACAGGTAAATCTATGGAGAGTTGGCCACAATGGGTCAGTCGTTTGATCAAGGTTAACCAGGAACTTCGCGAAGAGATCGCAGATTTAAAAGCGGAGATTGAGAAACTCAAGAATGACAAGTGAGCCAGCGAGTACCAGCGGGTTGGAATCCGATATTTTGGAAAAAGTACGGAAGAGCCATTCCCGAATCAGTACAAGAATTACCACGGTGCGACTTGAGAAAGTTGGGTCCCCCATGCTCGAAATTATCCCAAGAGGCATTGGAACGGATCAAGAGGGATGGGCAATTGGTAAAGAAGAAATCCCGTGCCAAACGCTCGAAGACGCGATCATCATAGGAATGGAAATACAAGCGAGGGGATAAGTATTTATGGAAGAATTAATAGGTAAAGTTGAGCGGTGGCATATAGATCGGAATCTCATTAGGGGTTCCACAGATAAGGATCAGGTCTTGAAATTAATGCAAGAACTTGGCGAACTGAGTGACTCTGTTTGTAAGGATGAATGTATGCTTGATGATATTGGGGATATATTGGTCATATTGATTAATATATGTACGCGAAATAATGTCACACTAGAGGACTGTTTGCTTACCGCATACCGGGATATCAAGGACAGAAAAGGCAAGATGGTTGATGGTGTGTTCGTGAAAGATGGTAATTAATCTCCAGCCCGATGAGGTACAGGTCTGCCAATTAGTTGGACGGATGCGTAGTCTCATTGCCCGTGGTAACGGGGTGCGTGATGCGAAGATGGGAAACCACGATGGTGCGGAAGCGGATGTGATGGGAATGATGGCAGAGTATGGATTTGCCAAGCAGATGAATACATTTCCCGACCTTGGACTTACACCGAGGAGCGGGTCTGCGGATGGGGTGATGGCAAGCGGGAAGCGTTATGATGTCAAAGCGTCCAAGCACAAGGGTGCGAGGTTACTTAGTACGCTCAAGGTAAACCCCGATGTGGATGTATATGTATTATGCGTGGTGGATGGGAACTCCTTGGACTTCAAGGGATGGGCATGGAAGAAGGATTTAATCAAGGATGAGAATAAGAAAGACCTTGGGCATGGCGTGGGCTATGCGTTGGACCAGGATAAGTTGAGGAGGTTCAATGCCTAAGAAACGAATAAGAGTTGCACAAGTACCTTGCCGGTTGGTGATTAAAAACAAGCAAGTCGCATTACAACGGCCAGGGTATTTTGTGGATGGCAAATGGATGGATGGTACTAAAGCTCAAATGAAAGAGTATGATAAACTAGTGGAACACATTATTTATGGGGATTGGTATAAAAAGTTTTGGGAAAGACGCGGAATGACACCTCCATCAAATTATGCCTAAGTTCACCTACGCAGATGAGATAGACGCAAACTTCGGTATTCCGTGGACAGATGATCTGCGGTTTAACAAGGGCGAGCTAGAGTGTGCATTAACCGAGGAACAGGTTGATGCGTTACCACAGGATCGTGCAGAGATGCTTAGTCGTTTACTTATCGATCAGCCTAATAGTGAGATTGAAGACCCGATCCAATGGGGTTGGACACTACCTGGTTGGCGTAGGGTGATGGATAATTGGAAGGATACAAAGATTCATGTCTGCCTCGGCGGAAATCGTTCGAGCAAAACCATGTTCGCGTCTCGTATGCTAGTACACTTAGCACAGTCTATCCCCGAAGCTGAGATTCGTTCAATGCATGTTACTGAGGAGCGTTCGATCTCTGATGCACAGAAGTATATTTGGCAGAATTTACCAGCCCGATACAAGCGTGCAAAGAAGAAGAGTGAGAATCATAGCTTGCAATACAATCAGAAGAATGGGTTTAACTCTGCTAAGGCAATCCTTCCACCAACCGCTCCGGGTGCAGAGCGTGGAAGTACGATATATTTCAATAATTATAGGCAGTATATGGCAGACCCGCAGATATTCGAGGGTTGGTCTGCTCATGCAATCCACCTTGATGAAGAAGTTCCCGAAAATATCTTCAATACATTGCTCGGAAGAACGGTGGATTACCACGGTCGATTAATCCTTACCTTCACGACCCTTCAAGGCTGGACACCATTGATTAATAGTTTACTCAAGGGTGCAGAGACGGTTAGTACGAGGTACTCAGAGTTACTAGATCGAGAAGTTCCAACCGAACAGATTTGTGCGAATTGGCCAAACTGTAGGATTTATTATTTTCATACAGATCAGTCTCCTTTTATAGATGGACAGGAGTTGATTCGCACATACTCCAAGCAACCATTAGAGGTGAAGTTGGCCCGTCTCTATGGCATACCGTCCAAGGCAATGGAGGGGCGTTTTCCGAAGTTCAATCGCGAGACGAACATTGTCCCACATGAGAAGATCCCCTTCATTGCCGATCCTTCTTTGGCTTGCACCCGTTATTTTGTATGCGACCCTGGTGGGAGTAAGCCGTGGGTGGCGATATGGGCGGGTGTAATGCCGGATGGACGAGTATACATATATCGCGAGTTCCCCGACAGCACGATGGGTCAATGGGCTTTACCTCATACTAATGCATTGGGTAAGAGTGTGGGTAAACCTGGACCCGCACAGCGTCCACTTGGTTGGGGTTACGATCAATACAAGAACCACTTCGAGGACTTGGAGGATGGTGAAGATATATTTGAGCGTATTGTCGATCCACGAATGGGAGCCGCCACGGTGCGAACCAAGGAGGGTGAGAGTAACATTATTAACCAAATGGCTAACCTCGATTTTATATTCCGTCCAGCACCAGGTGTGGATATCGAGGCTGGTATTGCTAAGATAAATGATGCCTTAGCGTGGGATGATACTGAGCCTATGACTATAGGTAATCGCCCAAAGCTCTATGTATCAGATAGATGTGACAATACTATCACCTCACTACTTGAATATAGTGGGCAATCCCGTACTGAACACTTCAAGGATCAGATCGACTGTATCAGGTACTTGTTGATTAGTGGTGCAGATCACATAACAAATTCGAGCCTTCAATGCACCGGAGGTGGTGGGTATTAGATTGACTAGTCAAGGACAAAAGACTACATTTTACTACGCATGCACAATTCCTCAGACCCCGAACTTTTGTTCGTTTCCAAGGAACCCGACATAAATTATCTGCGGGATACTTACCGTGAGACACAGTCGAATCTTGGTGAATGGATAGATCGTAGACAACGCGACTACGATGTCCGTAATTGTATTTGGGCTGGAAAGTCTAATGATTTTAAGAAGCATTCCGCGGATAGTCAGACAGGCGAGGTATTCCCTTGGGCTGGTGCATCCGATCAAGAGATAAGACTAGTTGATAACCAGGTAAATAAGTGTGTGGCAATGTCGTTAAACGCCATTCGTCAAGCCCACCTAGTTGCAACTCCTGTAGAGTCTAATGATATAGCACGGGCAAATGTTATCTCTATGTTTGTTCGTTGGTTGGTTAATACCAAGATGGACGATTTTTATGAGCAAGTAGAACTCGGACTCAATCACTTCTTTGAAAAAGGAATGATGGTTCATTATGTGTACTACGAGCAACAAGACCTAAAGCAACAGCAGTCCATTAAACTAGATGAGATTGCTATGGCTCTTCCACAAATTGCAGAAGCTATTGGCGATGGCAGTATGGATGAAGAGTTATCTGCGGCTATGTCCGAGCAGTTCGATGTCTCAAAAACAAAGGCACGAGCAATGCTAAAAGAGTTGCGCAAGGAGGGAGAAACCACAGTCCCTGTCCTCCGTAAGGTGGTAAGTCGCCCACGCATCAAGGCACTTGCACCTGACGAGGATGTTTTTTGGCCGAACTATACCATCGATCCACAAGAAGCTCCCTATGTATTCCATGTGTTAAACATGACACCGGAGCAACTTCGATCAAAAATACACAACGAAGGTTGGGATGAAGAGTTTGTGGAGAAAGCAATCGAGTCTGCGAATATAGGTGAGAACGATGTGTATACCCATAATCTTAGCTTACAGGACGAGGTGCTTCGTGATGATGACGAAACTATTCGTGTTGTATATTGCTACCAGCGTTTACTCGATGAAGACGATGTGCCTGGTATTTACTGTACTGTATTTTGTAACGAAGTAGCCGACCTCTATGCCAAGCATACCCTTATGGATTATGGTCATGGTGGATATCCTTTTATTGTAAGTACTTACGAAAAGACATCCAAACGGTTGTACTCTTCTCGATCAATTCCCGAAGTTGGCGAACCATTCCAACAGGTGATTAAGGTGGAGTACGATGCAAG